CCTAAGGGTCCTGATGGGGTAGTTGTCTATCCCCGTCACATGACGCCTCCTCGAAAGGAAGAGACATGGCTATTACCACCAAGCTAACGAGTTCGTATAGGATCATGAGGCTTTATAATTCGCTTCCTGAAACCACCTACACGCGCCAGAACTTCATCCTCGAACGTATTAGTACGGGGACAAAAGTGTCTGGAAACTTTGTGACGCTTGCAAATGGTAAGAGGTTCCGTAAGGCCACGTCGTTAGCTCGTTTTTCCTCTAAAGTCGATGTTGGTTCGCCGCAAGTAACACGCGGAACTCGAACCGATATCGGACGTATTGGTCAAAATAGCTACAACTTGGATTCTCCTGGAGGTTACAATGGCGATGACATTCATCGCCAGAGTACTTGTGCCAATATGGTTAATGGTACAAGTATCACTAGCGCAATTGCTGCGCCTAGTGAGCCTTCCAGTCTTCGGAACCGCGCTGTTACAAACGCCATGCTAAAACTCGCCAGTGAAAAGGCGGGAATTGGTGAGGATCTTGCGACATTCCGTCAGACTCTCGGTTTGATCCACTCTCCGACCACTGCCCTAGTTACGGGCTTAAGGAAGGTATGGGCGGATCGAAGCCTTCGGAAGTTTGTGAATGAATGTTCCCGTTCGCTTGCGCGAAAGGGCATTCACTCGCGAGCTGCCGAGGCTTATCTCGAGTATGTCTATGGGTGGAAACCACTCATGCAAGATATATATGGAGTCATTGAGCTCATGAAAGAACAGGGTAAATCCCCGCTCTTGCTTCATGCTACTGCGAAAGCAGAACAGCAGTCAGCTTTGCCCGGCTTTGTCTATGACAATGTTTCGGACAAATCATACACCACGCTTATCGCTGGTGAAGAGCACGTTCGTGTAAACTGCTCCCTGTGGGCGTACGTTGACCCCCAGTGGGTTGGCTTACGAGCGTTAAATCAACTTGGACTCCTTAATCCGGCTTCCCTAGCTTGGGAGCTTATTCCCTGGTCTTTCGTTGTTGATTGGGTTGTTCCTATTGGTTCAACACTTTCAGCATTCACTGCCAGGGCTGGATTAACGTTTGTGGACGGTACTATAAGTACCCGAGCGAAGGCAACCGCCAACCTCGAGTGCTATGGACATGGTCTGGAAACCGGTGGGAATGTTAAATTTTCCATCCGTTCTCCAGCTACGTCCATTTGGTCCTACAATGGTTACGTGCGTTCCACGCTAAATACGTGGCCGCTACCGGGCTTTTGGATCAATACCGACCCTCTGGGGCTCGATCACGGTGGGAACGACAGGCCGATTAAAGCCTTAGCTCTCACTATTGCGAACCTTAAAACCCTTCGATGACTGTACCGCTCGACAACGAGCTTCCATTTCCTATATAGAAAGGAAACACTATGTCCGCACGGACCAATCTGGTCATCAATGACCGAGCCGCTACTCCTGTAGCGCACACTTACTCACCTGATGGAGACGCGGCAAATAATGTCCATGTCTTCAGCGAAAAGACGTCGGTCCCCGCGGGTAATCCGCGGTTTACGGCGAGTCTTCGTAAGTCTGGTGGTAAGTATAAAGCACAGCTGCGGTTGCAGGTGCCCGTAGTGCAGACCCAGGTGATCAATGGGGTTTCGTCCCCAGTGGTTGTCCGGACTGCTTACGTGGAGTTTGCGACTACTTTCGATGAGCTTTCCACCGATCAGGAACGGAAGGATGCCGTTGGTCTTATGGCCAACGCTCTTGCCGCTTCTCAGACGCAGATCAATGATCTGCTCGTCAACGTCTCGGACATTTATTAACTTGTCCGAGCGTATCGTGGGAACTACTTCCGATGGTCTTATCCTCGGGGTATGTGCTCTCCTCATTGCGCTCGCATTAGTGAGCGTGATGGTTTTCCGGAATCCACAAGGAACCGAAACATGCACAAGCATAACCGAAAGCAGAAGTGTCGAACGTCCAGTAACACAAAGTTCCAGAATCGGAACCTGGGCTTAGACGCATCGACCGTAGCTACTATCCTTGAGCTTACAAGCTTTTTGGATGGTCAAGAAGACTTCGCTTCTATTCACCTTCGGAATGAGTACTTGAGCAAGCTTTGCTCTGAGAACTTAGTCCCTGCGGATATTCGACGTACGTCGGCCATCCGTAAGTGGTTGGAGACCGAGCGTGGTAATGCGCATACGAATGCGCGTTTGCGTGGGATGTCACGACAGTATAACATACTGCCTCGTGTTACATTCTACTCCTTCTTGGGCTTTGCGCAACGCATTATCTCAGAGGTCCTGGGACCGCTCAATAATGAGTTGGTTCTGGGATCTTTCTCTGGGGGTGCAAGCACGAGTCGCCGCCGAACTGAGAGCCATCCAGCTCTTAAGTTCACCGGCCAGGCCGATGTTACATCGGCGGCAGCGCCCTACGTAGGTGTGATCCACCACGAGGCTCCGCTGTTGCGAGAGCTCGGAGTTTTCTACAACCTTAGGGAAGTGGAAGGCGCCGTACTCTTCACCGTTCCAAAGAAAACGGAAATTGATAGATGTGCTTGTAAAGAGCCTGATATCAATATGTACCTACAGAAGGGTGTGGGTAACCACATTCGACGTCGTCTTAGACGTTTCGGCATTGACCTTCAAGATCAATCAATTAACCGACGACATGCGTTCCAGGGTAGCCTTGATGGCTCCCTAGCAACGCTTGATTTGTCGTCGGCGAGTGACACGATCACGAGGTCAGCTGTCGAATCTCTTCTTCCTGATGACTGGTTCTTATATCTCAACGATATTCGAAGCCAGTGCATCTGGGTTGAGGGTACACTCGTCCAAACCGAGATGTTCTCGAGTATGGGAAACGGTTTCACGTTCGAGCTTGAAAGTTTGATCTTTTGGGCTCTTATGCGTACCGTCTCATATTTCACAGGCTATCGGGGCATTATCTCCGTATATGGTGATGACCTCATCATCCCTTCTGGGATGTATGAGGATGCTTGTTGGGTACTAAGGGAGTTTGGTTTCTCCGTGAACCCTGACAAGAGTTTCGCCACAGGCCCCTTTCGGGAATCCTGCGGTGGGCATTACCATTTAGGAGAGGATGTAACTCCTTTCTATCTCAAAAAGATCCCTACTCGTCTCACGGACTTGATCCGTGTGGCGAACCAGCTGCGCCGTTGGGCGTTTGCTGCTGGGGGTCGGGAACATATAGTGCCATCCACGTATAACATGTGGACCAAATTAGCACGTCTTGTACCCAGAGATCTTTGGGGTGGCCGGGATTATGCGTTAGATACCCAATTGGTGACCTCCGATCCTCCAACAAACCGTCTCGTACGGTTGGAAAGAGGAGAAGAGATACCTGATTTAGGTCTTTACGCTGACTGGCATAATACACATTGGAACCGCACTGGGGACCCAGAGAATGGGCAACCCCCCGTTACGACAAATCAAAAATGTCGGAAACGCCGTGCGAAACCAGGTGCACCGTACCTCGCCGATGAGTTCTATCATGAACTGTTAGGCGAAGCCGGATCCGCTTTGTAAGCGGGGGTCTCTTTCTTTGCCTG